ATGTAACATCACATCCAATTATATCTTGTTTGAACTCACGGTCGCTGTACGTGATACATCTTTCGGTAACACGTTTTTGATTTTGGTCAATAGGTACGCCAGAGACAGGTGCCTGGGACGGCACAACTTGCTCTACCATTGTACACGATTGTCTCGGTACAGTATAGTATCGGGTATTTGTGATGGGTTGCACTTTGACAACTCTTGCCAAATCGGCTTTGACAATTTCATCATAGTTATTTGCCATTGCACACGTTGAAAACAATGCTAGTGCAATTACTAAAGACTTTTTCATTTTAAAAGACCTCTCAAAGACGAACAAACAAAAAGAGTAAACCAAGACATGGCAAGCATTGATTCTAGATTGACCGGAATACTTGTTCCAAACAAAATATTAATTGATGTAATTGTAAAATAAGACGATATCAATATGGCGGTAATTAAACCTAATATTGCGCCTATGGCTGAAGCCGTACTATCGAATTTCATAAACACTCCTATATGTTACTTTAAACATTATAACACACCATATATGGAATGTCAAAACGTGTTTAACGATGGTTCAAATTCGGCAATCAATTCTCTTTCACGCTGGTGTGCGGGTTTACGTCCACGAATCACTTCAAGGACTTCATATTGCCATGCGGCATCAGCTAATTCACGCAATGCATTACACATTGCCCAGTTTTTGTTTTCGCACTTTGCACGACTCACATGTTTTTGCCAACGGATTTTAACCGAACGGGTGTAGGCTTGACCTTGTGCAACAGTCAGACCAACATATGAATCGCCAGTATCCACGCACGTAACTTTGTACAGTACATGGTTTCGGTCGGAACGTTTCTTTCTCAATGTCATATGACTAGTATACCATAATAGGACAACAAGTCAAGGGTTATTTTGGCGTTTGTTGTATTTTTACTACAAAAAGTGTTGTTTTTTTGACACAAAAAACGAAAAATATGATGTATCATAAATATAAAAGTGATTGTTATTTTGATAAGATACTGTCAAAAAAATGACTCGACTTACCACCGCCGTGGGCTAATGTGTTTACACTTGTCCACATATATACATTGTATTAACTATATCTACGCAGAAATCATATGAAAAAATTATTAGCCGCACTATTTTTGATAGTATCATCGATTGCATATGCACAATTGCCGACTTCAACAATACCACTTCCACCAGATATTGCCGCAATTAAAAAACGCAATGTCTTAGTTGTCTCAATGACTAAAAAAGATGTACCACCATTCTTCAGCGGTGATGCAGAAAATATTAGAGGACTTGATGTTGAAATCGCAAAACGAATTGGAGTACTAATAGGTGTTCCTGTTGAGTTTCGCAGAGATGCAGAAAGTTTTGCTGAAGTAGTTGAACAAGTTAGAGATGGCAGAGCCGATCTTGCTGTTTCTAAGTTATCGATTACTGGTCCAAGATTGCTTACTGTACGATTCAGCGACCCATATGTTAAACTCAAACAAGCAATGATTATCAATCGCTTATGGCTAAGTCAAAACGGACAAGGCAAAGAAGTGTATGAAGTGATTCGCACGTTCAATGGTAAAATATCTTTCATTCGTAACAGCAGTTATGACACATTTGCAAGAACTAATTTTCCAAAAGCAGTATACACACCAGAAGATAGTTGGGATACAATTATCAACAATGTAACTAATGGTGCTATTGCGGCTGGTTACAGAGATGAATTTGAAATTAAGAAAATTTCATTTGAGAAACCTGAAGCCGCAATTACAACAAAGACAGTTACAATATCAGACAGCATAGACAATATTGCTGTCGCAGTTAATGTAAATTCAAATCAATTGCTTGGCATAGTTAACTATGTCATTAGAAATGAATATAGTAATATCGACACCAAAAAACTAATGGATCGATACAAGGCTGAGAAAAAACCTGTTGCTTCAGCAGTAACAAAATAATTAGGAAAAATCATGAACTTTAATTTAAAATCATTTCTCTCTAGCCCGTGGACTATATTGGGTTCAATTATACTTGGGGTTCTTGCTGGAGTTTATGCACCAGCAACCAGCATGAATTTTGAAAGTGTTGGTGGTATCTATATTAGCTTGCTTAAAGTAGTTGTGATTCCATTCTTGTTAGCTACAATTTTAGTTGGTGTTATCAGTCTTCTACAGAAAGAAGGTAGCGCAACAATGATACGTAAAATTATCATCGGCTTCGTTGGCAGTATGTTTATTGCCGCAGTTATTGGAGTTGGCACAGTTGCATTGACTGGTAGCGAAATGACACCTGCAAAGCAAGCACAGCTTGGTGCAATCGTTAACGACAAAGAATCTGGTAGTGATCTGAATATTACACTAAAAGAACCTATGCCAAAGACACCTCATGTTGATCCAATGCAAATGGCGCAGAAGTTTATTCCAGAAAACATTTTCAATACACTAGCCGCTGGTGAAAGTTTGAAGATTGTTATTTTCTGTTTAATCTTTGGTATCGCTCTTGGTAATATTAAAAGCACAGGACAAGAAATCTTAGTTGATATGCTGAAAAGTGTTCAACAGGCAAGTATCAGTATCTTTAAATTTTTAAACTACTTTCTTCCATTTGCGCTATTAGCAATGATTAGTAGTCAAGTTGGAAAAGTTGGTGTTGGCATCTTCTTAACAATGGTTGAGTTTATTATGCAACAAGCAATTGGTGGTTTCTTAGTTATTGTTGCAGGTACTTTTGTTATCTGGAAACGATCTGGATTAAGTCTAATGACTGTCATTCGTGAAACTAAAGAGACATTGATTGTCGCTGTCAGTTCACGCAGTTCATTAGCATGTATTCCATATGCACAAGAATCGCTACACAAATTGAAATTTGACAGAACAGGAGTTGAGTTAACTGTTCCGTTAAGTTTCACAGTTAATCGTATCGGCAGTATTGTATACTATGCAATTGCTACTGTGTTCATTGCTAATATTTACGGCGCACCAATGGGCTTGACTGGATTAGCAGTTGTATTGTTTGGTAGTATCTTAGCTGGATTAGCAAGTGCAGGCACAACAGGTATTCTTACTGTTGCTACTGTAGCAGTTGTTTGTGACTTATTGAAACTTCCTAGTGAAGCAGTATTAGTATTGTTGATTGCAGTTGATCCGTTGATGGATATGATTCGCACAGCAAGTCACGTACATGGTAATGTGGCAGTAACCGCATTCGTATGCGACAAGGAAATAACAGATGGACAAACTCAAAGAGTTACTACTTGAACTTTTAAAGTTCATAGGCGAAAGCCCATTTAGACTGTTTACAGTTATTCTACTATGCTTTTTGGGTTTTGGTGGATGGATAGTCTACTCCGAAAAGGATGCATTTATGACATCCTATCGGGCTCAACAAGCACTACCAAAGATGAATGGTAAATATGAAGACGCTACAAACTTTATAATCAAAAACACTAACGCAGAGATGGTTGCTATTCTTGAAGTAAATACATTAGTAAATACAAGAAAAATAGCATACTTATTTACTAGGGGTGCTGGAAGAGATAAAAATCATGACGGAGTTAATGTTGGACTATTCTCAAAAAATTATGACAACAACAATGATGTAATTGGTTTAATGTCAGGTAAGATTCCTTGCAGTCCATATCTGAAACCACAAAGTCTTATCGGATTCGTATATCGTGATTATGGCGTAGCATACATGTGTAGAATCAGCGTCCCTGCTGAACCTGGTGTGTTTATTGGTCAAATCTCTGTTGGATGGAAAGAAACGCCAGAGAATTTGGATGAGGTGCAAACCGCAATGCAAATAGCATCAGGAATACTATTCAACAAAAAATGATAAAAAAACTTGGCATATTAGGCGGTATGGGTCCAGCCGCATCTGCTGAATTTATAAATAGATTGATAGCACAAACTCCAGCGTCTTGTGACCAAGAACATATTCCATTTGTGCTATGGAGTGATCCTCGTGTGCCTGATCGTAGTACTAGTATGCGTAATGGAGATGATACACCATTGCCGTATTTGTTAGAGGGGTTACGTGGATTAAAATCTGCAGGATGTAAACTAATTGTTATCCCATGTAATACTGCACATTTTTGGTTTCATAAGTTTGGTAATTTAAATTTACAAATTATTCATATTGTTGATAGCGTTG